ATGTATTTACCTGCTTGTGATTCTAAAATATCCCAACAATGCACAGAAGGATAATAACTAAAACTGTTCCAGAGCTGAAGTTCATCAAGTCTTCTTGTCGGGACGTCATGGGGTTTATATCCTCTCTGAATAAACGCACTAATAGGGAGGCGATAAAAGATTGCACCATTTTCCATGATTGCATGAAATAATAAAGCACGCCCAGTAATAGCTGTAACGCCAAATATAATACAGTCTTCAACTTCACCATGATGTTTTCTAAGGTCATAAAGATACTCTCTTCTTATCTGTGCATACTCCACAGGTATGTTTGCATTTAAATAAGCCATAATAACTCCTCATTTAATTGTACCCCAATTTGGTCCAGATTCATAGTCCACTTTATTAGGCACTTCTAATTCAACAGCAGACTCCATAATTTGTTTTATTTTATCTGCATTACCATCTACAGATATATCAAGTTCATCGTGTACTTGTATATGTGGTGTGATGCCTTCTTTGTGTAATTCTATCATAGCTTTTTTTGTCATGTCAGCTGCAGATCCTTGTATTAATCTATTCAAAGCCTTGTATGTATAAGCTCTTCTGATCCCTGGTCCGTGTTCCGTGAGTGCTGCATCGTGAGGCAATGGTTTATGTATACCGAATTGATTAGGCTCCCACAAATGAAACCTGCACAATCTACCCAGCAACGTTCTAACTTTACCACGGTCTTGTGCTCTTGCCATAACACTATCCATCAATTGTTTTACAAATGGTACACGTGAATGATATTGTCTAAACAATGCATCTGCTTTTTCTTTATTGACACCAAGTTCTGCTTGTAATTTATTTTTACCCATACCATAGAACAAACCAAGGTTTATTGTCTTAGCTTGTTCTCTTGGTATCTCTGCCATCTCAGCTACAATTTTGTGAAAGTCAGCATCGCCCTCGTTGTATGCATCTAATACATCACCGACTGAATACATATTTTGTAATGCAGCGTAGTGCACAACTAATCTAGGTTCTTGTTGACTGTAATCAAACACACCCCATGTACAATTTTTTTCAGGTATAAATAAAGATCTAATCATAGGACCTAGTTCTTTATTACGTGCAGGTATCTGTTGTAGGTTAGGATTAGCGTAACTAAATCTACCAGTTACAGTTCCACCTTGATCAGACCTGAGTTGATTGATCTCAGCGTGTATTCTACCATTGTGTGAATGTTTTATTATGGTATCTATGAAAGTTGTATGTGCTTTATTTATTTCCCTTGCACGTGCAATATGTTTAACAACAGGATGTGGGTGATTCTGTAAAAAATTTTTAGTAAATGATGGAGCATTTGTTTTTTCAGTTCGGTCAAATGGTAGGCCAAGTTTTTCAAAGACTTGCGCAATCGATCGAGCAGCCCATATTTGGGTATCTACTCCAGTTTCTGTTTTTACTTTTTGCAAGCAGTCTTTTTCTTCTGATGATAATTTTTCTTTCAACAGGTGAGCTTGTTCGATATCTACGCGCACACCTAAAAATCTCATATCGACAAGGCAAGGAAACAAATCGGTTTCTAATTTAAATATATCTTCTATGTCTTGTGTATAGATTTCTTTTTTCATCTCCTCCCATAATTCCAGAGTAAGTTCTGCATCTCTCTCAGCATATTCGCCAACATACATTGCAGGCAGTTTATACATCTCAGACTTAGCATCTATACCCCATTCTTTGGCTGTTTCGGTCAAAATAGCCTCATTTTTGCCTTTTCCGAGGTAATCCCGACCCAAACTACCTAAATCGTAACGAAAGCGATTCTCGTCCACGAGAGAGCCAGCAATCATGGTATATACGATATCTCCTGCTATTTTTAGCCCTGCAGCCCTAATAAAGCATACATCATACATGGCATTGTGAAATATCTTCCTAGAGGGTAAACTAAGAATGGTTCTAAAGTAGTTTAATACTTTCTCCTCATCCATGTTACCACCGCCTTCATGTGCGATAGGATAATATGCAGACCAATCTTTTACAGCTAAAGCTATACCAACTATTTTACCTTTACCTGTAACAGATCCTGAGCCCATGGTTTTAAGTTCTGGATCTTTTGTTTCTAAATCAATTGCAATCTCATCATACTTGGATAGATCCTTAAACTCTTCTGGCGGTGTCCATTCTACCTGTGGACTAAACATGGGCTTCTGTATCATTTAGTATCTCTCATTTTTTTTAATTCTAACTGACAATAATGTATTATCTTTTTTATGTCTTCTGCGCCACCTTTTCTTTGATATCTGCAAACGTATTTCACAACGTTTCCTTGAAAAAAAGACAAATTGTTTTTAGAAATAAACTCGTATGGTTGAATAGGAAACTTAGTGTAGTGATTCCCTCCTACTTGAGTATATTGTGGAAACGCTTCGTCTAGTATATTTTTGTCTGTCATAGATTATATCCTTTGTATTTTTGTTTTGGTTCAACGATGTGTAGATGTTCCTTGGTCCTTGTTGCACCAACATAGAACAATCTATTTTCATCATCTGGGTTTTGCTCGTATGATTTCATTGTGTTTAAACTTAAATCTGTAAGCAACACAACATTCTCACACTCACCACCTTTTGCACCGTGTATTGTAGATAAAGTTATACGTGGTGCTTCGTTTAACTTCTCGCCATTCTTTCTCATCTTTCTTAAATAATTTATATCTCTACTTGGTGCAGCGTTAAAAGCTGTATACCAAACATCATTTGTTTGTAGACCGTAATCTTTTTTTAATTGATCCATACCATAAAAAGAATCCTTAACCATACCTTTCATTTTTTGTTTGTCCCACAGGTTTGTGTAAGAAGATATTTTTTCTAGTTGATCATATTTTAATAATTGTCCTTGACGCAAGTGCTCCCAATCTATGGCAGCTAAATGTAAAGCATGTTCTCTTTGTTTTCTAAACTTGTTTTGATAGTAATAACCTTTGAGATATAAATCTTCTTCTAGATTATCTAACATGTATTTAGTTCTAGCTAACACCAACCACTCACCTGAAGACATATTTATTTCTTCAAAATCATAATACCTGGACAAAGATCCTTTATGTATTTTTGGTTGCCATGTTTTATTTATTCTTGTTTTAATTTTATTTATTATACCCATAGCTAATCCATGTACCCTTGCAGGAATACGATAAGATTGCTGCAAGGGTAGCATTTGTCCTTCCTGTGCTATGAAAGAATCTACATCTGCTCCAGCCCATCTAAATATTGCTTGATCATCATCACCTGCAATAAAAGAGTCTGTTGTTTTTTGCCAAATAGATTTAGCCATGTGCCATTGCATTTTAGATAAGTCTTGTGCTTCATCTATAAACACAACATCAAACTTAGGCACAGCTGCATCTGATTTTGTAAAGTCCATAATCATGTCATTAAAATCTATCAGGTTATGTTCTTTTTTATATCGCTCTAATTCATTTGCTATAATTTTTAATTTATCTAATTCTAATTCTTGATTGTGTTCTTGTAGACTGTATTGCTGTTCAGGTGTTATCTCTTTTAGTTTTGCAAGATTAATAACTCGTAAGTATTCACTATCAGTTGTAAAGATACCATTGTGATCGTTTTCATACTCTGCGTATTTTATTTCTTCTTTTATTCTCTTACCAAAATCTTGATAGTGCCTACGTTGCATTACATCTTCTTTTTTAATACCAAGTCTTCTAAATGCTAATGAGTGCAGTGTTCTAAAATATGGTAGATCATCCTCTTCTAAATTAAATTTTTTTATGGCTCTATCTCTTGCCTCGTATGCAGCTTTTTGTGTAAAAGCAAAGTATCCAACTTTATCTGGATCTGTTTGTTTTAAATAGTCATCTACTTTATTTAACAACGTAGTTGTTTTGCCAGTTCCAGGTGGTCCTAATACTATTGTTTTCATTAGTATGGTGACTCCTCTTTTAATTTCTTTTGTTTATAATCGTCATCTCTAGCTTCAAATTCTTTTACTACATACACAGATAGTTTATTCTTTCCTATTCTCTTATCTTCACAACCACATTTTTCACGTAACATTTCTGCAGTTCTTGAATAGCCAAGATCCCATCGTCTTCTCATCAAATGATTGTGATAAAATTTATCGAATACAAAATGATGATAACCATTGTTTGTCCAAGTACCCCCTCGTGGTAAATCTTCTTTTGAATCTAGTGATACCCTGTTTAAACAATACTCTTCCAAATGCTTCTGTAATTGATCCTCTGTACGTAATCCTTCTGCAGGTTCTGTTATCTCTGCATTGTTTAATAATTGATTTGTTACAACCACCCAATCTTTTTCTTTTAGTGTTGGTGGTCTAAATTTTAATTGCACCATGCAAGATTCTTGAAATAAACTTTGTTGTCTTAAATGTTTTACACTTTCTAATTTTAATCTTTGTCCGTCTACGTTCATGTAATAATATGGATCTTCTAAATCTATCACTTGCAAATCAGTCAAGTTAGGAAACATTATTTCTTGTCCTATTCCAAACTTTCTACTTCTACATAATGTTTTATC